CCCTCCTGTAGTCAATGTCTGTGGCATTAGAATATCTTTGAGAACGTATTCCAGATCATCTATAAACCCTGCCTCATCTATAAGATTCAAATCAGACTCATGACCTCTTAGATTCTCCGAGTTTCCATTGTCGCATCCTGCTATATGTATCTCAGATCCATTCTGAAATACATATTTATTGTCTTGACTTTTGAAATCTGGTTTTAATTCTTCAGGACAATCTGATAAAATCTTTACCATAATAGGTTGTATGATTTCTTTTAATTGTTTACTTGTCGGTGCCGCAAATCTTACATGGACTTTACTTTTAAGAGCATGTTCGATAGCTATAAGGCATAATGTGTAAGACTTCCCAAATCTACGTGAACAGTTGACTACGTGCTTTTTATTATTTCCCTTAGTAATCTGATTATATAAATCTATTTGATGATCTTTAAGTTTGTAGTACAAGTCTGCATTCTTCCAACCATCCTCAATCAGATTATTTATGTATCTTGTATTATTCAAGCGTTGTTGTTTCCCATCTCGGATCTTAATCTGTCGATCATAGCTCTCCTCTCTTCAGGAGTCAACTTGTCGTTTGTAAGACTTTCACCTTTGCTAGTTATATCAATAGACTCCAAAGGTTTACCTAGAACCCTATCCCATAGCTTACTTATATCTGCAATCTCTCCTGTGTTTGCAAAGTTTGAAATTGTCTGTCTTACACCCTGTTCTATTAGATTGTTGGGTTTTTCGTTATTTAGTTCTTTTAATTCAGTAAAAGCAAATTTATGATAAGCACTGATTAACTGTTCAGTAGATGCACGTTTCATCTGGAGAATGTCTTCAGGTAGCTTTGGTCTGCCACTTGGATTTCTGCTTGGTTCTCCTTTTTTTGGAGGAATTATATTTTCATGTCCTTTGTTTTTGCCAAAGTTTGCTTTGGGTTTCATTTTGATTTTCCTTTCCTCAAAGGTTCAAAATATTTTCTCCAAATTATTTCACAAATAATAAGAGCAATAATGATTAATACAAAACAAAATATCAAGGCTTTAATTATTGCATTCATAAGCATTTACACCATTGTAATCTTTAAAAACATTTTTAAAATATGGCATCATTGAATCACAAACAAAAACTTTAATTTTTGCTTCGTGATCATCTTTTACTCTATTATAAAAATCATCGATTGTCTTTCTTGCTAATCTTGGATCATCGCTTTCATTAACTATTAAAAAATGGGTATCAAATTTTTCATTATTAAACTTATGATTATTAAATTTTTGGTTATTAGGCTTATGATTTCTTAATTTATTCATTATACAATCTTACTCACTGGCTTACTTGACCACATCTTACAAGACCAATACTTAGGACTTGTCTTGTCCTTCGCATCCTCGCAATTATGCCTCGCTCTAAAACTGGCTTTCCTTTCCGGATCATCCCTTTTGATGGAAAGGTTAGGATCTCCGAAAGTGACTTTGACGATCTTCCCTGTTGCCTTGTTCTTCACATAGACTCCAAACTTCTTTCCTGATCCCTTTGGAAGTCTGAAAGGTTTGTTAAGTATCTTATCCATCCCTCCTCCTCATCCCTTGTGCCACTCGAATATTAGACACTTGATCCTCCAAAGCTTTCAATCGATCCTCAATAGCATTGACATCTATATTAATCTCTATCGGTTTTCTAATCTCCCTCAAATAATAGAGTACTGCTAAAATAAATTCTGTTGATATAATAACCAAAGCCATAGAAAACCAAATCATAAATTTATTCTAACCCTATTTCTTGTTTTGTCAATCTTAATTTTATAGCAGTCTTTTTCACTTCCACTACTTTAGACTCTGGGATCATTCCCATTCTCTTTAGCCAATTGATAGCCCTAGTATTATTATCGTATAGATAGCAGATAAACTCCTCATGCTCTCTGGTTAGATGATCCCAAAATCTTTGTAAGTTCTCATGAGTCCTAAAATCAGGATGCACACCAAAAGAATATAAGATCCACTCTCCATGAGCAAACAAGAACACAAAGAAATAATTGTCCCTTTCATTGATTATACAATAGGAGTCTGGATAGGTTTTCAATGTGTCTTGAATACGTTTTACGATCTTAACACTAACCTTGTCCCCATCTATCACAAAATCAGGATCACAGTACTTATAGAGTTCTTTGTCCTCCGTAAAGATCTCGACTATCCTAAGCCATTCCAATGGAGTCAAAACTCACTCTCCTCAGAATAGACCCCAAAAGGTTTTGCAGGTTCTTTTTTATCTACCTTGTCTGCAATCCTAACCACTCCCCCGTTTTGAGTTTTAAATATAACTATCTGTATCTTTCTATCATAGATATAAAAATGTCCAGTTGTGTATGAATGTCCCTTTTGACTCTGTCTATTCCACAAAGCACCGACTTCTAATTCTTTGTAGTACAGTTTCAAATCTGGTTGTGCATCCTGATTCTTTTGTGTGTTTTCCCTGACTTCTAGTTCTGCGACTGGATGGGTTGGAACATAGAGTATTATTTTCTCGTCTTTATAATGTCCTATTTGCATAAGTATCTCCTGTAATTTTCTCGATAGTTGTTTTGATGTAATCCTTGATATAGTAATCGTATTTAGTAATAGCCATAAAATCATCTGAAGTAAAACGTATAAGTTTGTAACCTGCTAGGATATAGTCATTGTATTTTCTTACATCGTTGGCATATCCAAACCCTCTTGTATGCCTGCCTTGATTCCAGATCCCACCTTCGATCTCAATAAGCACATTGTATTTCTTGAGATAGAAATCTGCTCTAAACTTTCTATTTGGTATCGGGCAAAACTCCTGGATGAAATCTATGTTATTGATTATAAGAAATTTTTTAAACGGTTCTTCGTATTTTAACTTTTGACTTGAGTTCTGAGATCTCTTAATCTTAGCAATGTTATTTCTAATATTATTGCTTGGCATTTTTTTCTTTTATCAATGCTATTTTTATTTTCTCTCTGTCTGACAATTTAAGATCTAACGATTCATAGACATTGTCTACTGTTCCCATAAAATCAAATAGTGCAGATTGAAATTCGGGATCATACTTGTAAGATGTTTTATTTTGATGGTTCATTTTTCTTTCCTTTCATTTTCCATTGCATTAATAATATCCAAATCTTTTTCTACTTTTATAACTGCATCTCTATACTTCTTATAATAACTACTAATACCACTGGCATACATAAAACTCATGAGCATAATCATTTCTCTGTCTTTATCCTTGTGAGACAATTTATCGAACTTGTATTGCAGAAATCTTTTTCTAGCAAACTTTAAAAGTGAAAAGTACTGTCTCATTTTATTTAATTAATAGGGATGAGCAACCATCCCTATTCGACATAATAAATAGTTTTTTTCTCCTTGTTTTATTTAGTAAACTAATACTACTTATCATTTTACTCATGTCTATTATTTTTTTTATAATCGTGAAAAATAAATAAAAATAACAACAATCCATAAGTAGCCCCAAACGTAATACCATCCAAAATAGGCATCATTCCAGATACATAGCCAAAAGCAAAAGAGATAACCCCAAATAATATCAACTCAATAATAGATCCTTGTTTCATAATCTTCCTTCTTCTATTATTTCTTCATCATTAACAAACTCAAAGCCATGAGAATAGTATCCATTATGATAATTATATATAGTGAGATATACTTCCTCTTCGTCTTTTTCTAACCTAAAACATTTAGCTCCACCGTTTTCAAAATGTTTTGGATGTGGCAAATCTTTAATAAAATTTTTATCAAAATTATATCCTTCCAAAATAGATTCTTTTACATCAGAATACAATGAATCCATGTCTTCAGGAATAAACATAGTAAATGTATAACCAAATTTCTCGCAACATATACCTTCCTTATCAAATCCAACAAATACATTGTTATCATCGACAAAATTAATTTTACCATCTACATTAAATATTCTCATATCAATTCCTCTTTGGATACTTCTTATCATACTCTGGGTCAATCTGTTCAACTGTTCTCTCTATCTTATGAGTTCCATTGTGATTCCTAACTGCTAGCTTAATTGTATATATTCCAAACGCCATTGTAAAAATAATTGCAAACATCATAAACAATATTTCCTTCAGCATGATCTATACCCATTCTCCCAATTCTTTACTCTCAATTTCTTCCTCTCCTCAACTTCTTTCATGACTTCTTCTACATTATCTATCGGATGATAATTAGTTTTCTCATCAACTTTTATTCTTTTTAATTTTCCTGTATTTACTAAAGTCTGGTATAAGTGTTTCTTGATCTGATATTTTTCTATGATTTCCGCTTTGGTGTAGTACTGTTTACTCATTCCATATCTCCATTGTCTATTATTCTATCATACCCCCACGCATTCAAAGTATGTTCAAACTTTCCTGTCTGTCTGACAAGATCCAACATCCTACTAGCAATCTCATTAATTTCCAATTGTGCATGCTCTGACTTTCTAAGTTTTAAAAAGTTTGCAAAGCTTCTCATATTAAACATAACATCACTTTGGATCTGGCTATTATAAGTCTTAAAATACCTTGCTGATTCTTTTGCTCTTTTCCTTCCGAGTATTGGCGTTAAGTCTTCCAAGCATTTATGATACAAATCATTTCCTAATTTAGAATAATTTTCAAGTATGTATCTCCATTCATGATTGTATTCAACTTGTCCATCATGCCTAATTCCATTCCAGTCACTTGGAATATAAAACTTGTCCTCTTTTAATTCTTTGTATCTCGCTGATTCTGCATTCAGACTAGACATACGATGTTTAAGAAGATGGATATGGCTTGCAATGTCGCAATTCACCAAAAAATGTACTACTCCCTTCTCGAATGGAGTCTCATGGCCATTAGACCAAAGATCGTTAATCAATTGATTAATTCTATTTTTTTTCTCCATTGTCAATTCTCTGGATGTGCTTGTCCATGCAGAACATGCAATCAGTTCGTCATCTCCATAGATTCCAATTAGTTCGACTGAGTTATTATTATCCATTCCCTTTCATCTTCCTATTCAATGCCAAATACTCATTCTCCTCTGACAAATCCAAGTTTCCATTAGTCATCTTAATCCTCAGTAGCTCCCCGAGTCTCTCCCTCTCTGTATCGGTTATCGTCTGATCTGTAGCCTGATATTTTTTATCCAAGAGATCAATATTACTTCCTTTGTCCTGCATAGCTTGTAAGAGTTCTGGAACCGTCCTCAATCCAAGAGCATGGATATCGTCATCTGAAAAATGTGGTCTGGACTGTGCTTCTGCTTTGATCCTTTCCCTTTCCAGGTATCTTTGCTCCTCTTTGATCCTCTCCCTCTCTTCCTGTTCCTGTCTCTTCTTGATAATCCGATTGATCTCTGAGTAGACTCCATCAATGTCGTTGCTAAACCCCTGCAAGCAGTACTTGAGAGTAGGGTTACAATTCAGGTAAAGGATCAAGTTATCGTTTAAGATCTTAGGATACAAAACATCCCTAAACTCTTCACCGTACTTTTTGATAATGTACAATTTAGCCATTGCCTCCACTCCCTGAAAAAGCTTCTTTGAGATGGCTGCTCTTTCAGGCTCCAGACTGCTCTCAAACTTTTCTATGGCTTGTTTAATGATCTCGGGATCCTTGGCATCCTCCTTTACCTGATAATCGGCTGGAAGCATTTTGTAGATCCTATCTAGGATATGCCTAGGGTTCTTAGTAAATCCAAATCCTGCGTATTGTAGAAAGTTGTAGGATTTGTCCAGTAGCTTCTCAATTGAATAAGGCTCCATCATATATGTGTGAGCTAATTCTGTTCTCTGTTCTCTGTGAGGTGTTTCTTGGGTAGGCTCGCTTTTTATTTCACAATTTTTATTTATTCTTCTATTTGTATTTAATGTGGGACATTCTGTCACCCCTATTTGACCTAAAATGTCACTACTAAGGGGTGTAATTTTGTCACTACTATCATTGAAATATATATCTATTTGTGTAGTGACATTTTTTCCTTTAGAATTGATTTTGATTATGTTCAAAATATCATTCTCTGTTAGTTTTCTGATTCCATACTGGTTGGGTTTGTTGATCCCTCCTCTAGATTTTAGCTTGACGATCCTAAACTTAATAAGATTCTTGACTTCTCTCTTGCAGGTTCTGTCACTTAACCCAGAATAAGCACTGAGCAGGCTAAAACTAATTGGATGTACTTTCCTATTATAGCCATAGAGTAAACGCCAAAAGACCATAACTAGGACATTCTGGGAAGGTGTTAAAAGTTTGAACCATGTGTCAAAAATTTCGTTGGGAATCTGAGTATACTTCTCGTCTAAGAATGGATAGAGATCATCTTCTTGTTTTTGATCTTGTCTGATTTTTTTATAGTCTGTCATATTTCCTCTTAATCTACGATTCTAAATTTTTAGCATCGTAGATTGATATTGATTCTATTTGATTCTCTCAGCAATATATAATTGCCCTTTTCCAGTTATCAATGTTTTAAATTTAGCTTGGTTTTTCTTTTCCAAGATCCATTCAATTACTTTAAAATAACCTGCGTCTATAAACTTTTGGTAAGGAATATTACTGTCATTTAATATTTTCAAATCTCTCAATTGAGAGAATAATTTGTTTTGACCCCATCCAATAACTTTGGCATAGTCACCAATGGACACTGCATTTTCTGTTGTACTAATCTTGTCCGCAAATTCAACTTTTGGTTTTTGCTCTTCTAGTTGTTTTTGTTGATCTGCTATTTTGGATTGCATGTTCTGGATGACTAGCAAAGTCATTTCCTCAATAGAGAGTTCTTTCTTTGGAGTGACTGAGTAGGATCCAGTTTTTCGGATGGATGGAAGGATCTTCTCTGTGACCCATTCCTTAAACTTAATTGCTTCTGGTTTCTTTGATGCTAAGACTAATTTATAAATTCCAGATTCATTTATTATTGATAATTCTTGCATTCCTCCAGATGTCATAAGGGGGTATTTTTTATAGACCCCCTTGCAATGCTCTATGATCGCCTGCTTGCCATTGACGTATTGTAATATCCTAGTGACATCACTGGCAACAAACCAGATATCATTGTCAATAATTACAGTTCTAACCTGCTGTTTCTCAAAATCAAATATTGATATTTGATTGTCTTGTTTTGGTTGGCTGAATAAATTTTGTTCCATTTTGGACTCCTGTTTAGGTTGTCCCAATATGTGTACATGGATGGATATTTGTAGGCAGGTTCCCAATTGCTAAATCTTCCCATAAAGATCCACCCGATGTATGGGCATCGGGCTTAGTGCTAGTTTGTTATGTCTTATTATTTTGTAAAGTTTTATTTTTCTGCATTATCTAACAATAAATTACAATGATAAATTATCTCTTTGCATTCAGATCGAATTGTATAATATTGATAGTGAATTCTTTTTCGTTTTAAATCTTTTATATCATTTAAATAATTTTTATAATCATTTACTGATTGTTCTAAATACATTAATGCCTCTCCAAGTTTATTTAATGTATCTTGATTCATGCTTTTTCCTCCTTCTTATAAATTTCTAATAATTCAAGCATCGCTACCCTTATCTCATTGAGTGATCGTCTAGTTTGTTTTAGCTGATCTTTTTCTTTTTTGTTTAGTATACTTTTCAAGGATCGCTCTAGGTATGCCTCGACTGTAATCAAAGTTATCAATTCACTTTCTATCTGTGATATGTTCATCTTATAACTCTCCTAATCACAATAGCCATATACCAATACACATATACCTTACAAGAAATCTCATGTCGTTCGCTGAACAACAATCTATCTACTGGCTTTATCCAGATGATCCAATCGAATAGTTTAAATTTCAAATCAATCATATTTGCGTTTCTCCTTTGTCCAATTGCCTCGATTACATTTACATGGATCAAGGCTTTGTATGTCGTAATGTGCAGATGGATTGTATTTCTCTGCTGACTTGCAATAAGTTTCAATAGCTTCCTTGTTTGACATTAAAAATCTATTATACTCAGGTAGGCTTGGATATAGTGACTTGTGATAGTTCCAACAGATCCTAGCAAACCTGTCATACGATACTATCACTTGTCCATGCGTAAGATATCCTATATCTTTACCAGTGTAGACTAGCGTTTCAATCTTACCAGTATCTTGGCAATTATCACAGTAGTATCTGTGAGTCGGTTTGAGATCTACGAACTTATTTATAATTTCTTCCATTTAGATTCCTTTCATTCCATAGACTATCTATAGTAGCAATCAGACTTTTTTGTCTGACTGCTCTGTTTTTTGCATCCTCTTTTGAGAGTTCAATATGAACTACTTCGCAAGATGTGATACTTCCTAGTGTTCCACCGATTTTGTTAATGCCTGCTTGTGCATATCCATAATATTGTTTCATATCATGTCCCTGTACTTTTTATATTTCTCTTCTCTGATGTTACCTACTATTTTTACTGACTTGACTATAGATGCTGTAATCCATGCCAATCCAAGAGATGAGTAAGGTTGTCTTACTGGGTAAGTGTCGAATACTCTGTAAGACTTGTAGTCATGTCTAACAATTGCGTAGTAATCTTCTCTATCTGTCTCAATTACATGTATTATATCATCTTCATAGATTGGTTGCAGATCTACGTCTACCAATCCAGTCCATTCAGATCTAATATAATTATGATTTCCTTCATAGCTCAATGCACTGTAAATATACTTCTCTTCTTTGATATGCCAATATCTCTGTCTGTTTATTTTAATTTCAGTGTTCAAAATATTCTCTCCTCTTGATCCTTTTTTGGCTGATTATTATATACTCGACTGATTTCATTTTTCCAAACTGGATACAATTTAATCAATTGATCTCTCTGTGCTTCGCTAGTTGCAAAATCTCCTGACTCAATTTGCTCTGTAATTTGAGTCAATGTTTTAGTCATGTAGTGACTGTATTCTTCATAGATCTCTTCTGGAAGAGTCTCAATATACTTATCAAAAGTCTGGCTAGCCTTTATAAATCTATCCAGATTGAGAGTTATAAGACATTCAGATATAGCAGTTTTGAATTTTGAGAAAGTCTCTTCTATGCCTGATTTTATTGGCTGTTTTTGTTCAGGCTTGATTTCTGATTTAACTATCTCTTCCCTGCTTTCTGTGGGCTTAACCTCAATGTCATAAGACATTTCTTCTGCAGGTGTAGTACTAAGACCTGCATCCATGAGTACCACAATATGGGCAAAAGCAGATCTGCATACTCTTGATAATGCTCTTGTTTGAGCCATTGCACGAATAGCAAAATCAGGTCTTTTTGGTAAGATTTTCTTTATTTTTCTTTTGGTCTGCTTGTCGTATACTTCAGATTCTCCTCCAAACCAAACAGGCTCATCTTCACCTACAAATCCTTCGGCTGTTGATATTAACATGTTATCTGTCATGCGTCTAATTTCTGCAGTTGCTTTATAGCCTCGCACAAAATTAATATTTCCTTCCACTGGCTCAACTTTTGATATACTAGCCACACACCCATGAGCCGTTGCAATTGACATCCAGCCTTCAACAGGGACATATTTTTTCCCTTGGATGCTTATTGCAGTTTTAGTGACTATCTCTTTACATGCCCCTGCCACGTCTGTAGATTGGCGTATGTTCTCCATCGGATTGTTGCTAGATATTACATTGTCGTTCATACTGTTACTTCCTTACCATGCATAAATTGTAAAATAAATGCTTGTGCATCTATTTCATCTTTTAAATAAATAGAATTCCATCCCTGATCCTCAAAATCAGAGTTATATAAATGATTAGTAACTAATTTAAAATCATTCATATAAGAAGAATCCCAATTGGAATATTTTTCAATTCGAGTCAAACAATCATAAACTCCACCATTGCTAGATAGCTCTGGTTGAGATGATCTCTCGATATATTGCCAATATCTTTCAACTTTTGGCAATTCTGGACTAGATTCAGGCTTTGGGCATTCATCAACTAACTCTAAAACTCGAGTTAAATACTCAAGTTCTTCATCGTCTACCCATCTAAGATGAGTTCCAGAAGAGTTAATAAATCTTGCCCATCCTCTATCGCTAATTAAATAATTATTATTTTTAGTTTTATAAATCATTTCTTTCCTTCCTTTTCTACTAAGTTTCCTGCTGCATACTTTGCAAGCAGACTGGCAATAAATCCCTGGATAAAAACTTTCTCTTCAGGATTTAATTTTTTAATCTTTTTGTGCTTTTCGATTGCTGCTTCAATTAGCTCTTTGCTTACTCTGATTGTTGTATTGTTGCTCATTGTGATCTCCTTTGCTTCTAGCGACTCCGAAGAGTTTCGGGGAGTAGCAAGCTCCCCATCATCAGGCTAGTAAAATGAGATCATATCCCCAAAATCGTAGTTTAAATTAGGATTTGTTTTTTTTGCTTTAGCATAAGCATCTTCCCATTTAATTATGTATTTTCCATATTTTGGCATATTCATCAATTTTTCGGTATGATCTATATAAAGTTTATGATTAAATAACCAGTTCTTGATTTCATTTTCTAGGTTTTTTAATTCGTTGATTTCTTTCATGGTTTTTGATCTCCTTTGATCTCTTATATATTTATTATCGTTTACCCATCTAAAAAAGTAAACAAAAAAAAGAAAAAAAAAGAAAAAAAATGATTTTTATTTCATTTAAGTTTTTTCCCAAAAATTCGATAAACACAAAAGGAGACATAACAACCATGAAAAATCAATCAAAATTCTTTCAATTCTTCGAGACTAAAAGACTCAAATTAAGTATAGCAATCTTTTTCGGGACTGTAGGGATAATATCAAACTACTCAGCTATTAAGTATTATCTATTACAAACTAGAATAGATCTTATTCAATCCGAGACTACTCTTACAATCTATGCTCTGGGAATATCACTTGCACTAGACATAGCCATTATCGTATTTCACTTGATGAGAACTTATGCATTGATGTGGGGTAGCGTGATACTAGCTTTTTTAATATCTACGACTGCAAATACTAATTCATTTCTTGTATGTGCAGGTGCATGCAAACAACCGATTGATGACCCCGGAACACTACTCGCATTTAGCCAGGCATTAATAATGTCTGTGTTACCGATTGCAATAATAGTATATCTAACTGAATTGGCTGTACAGCAATATGATAGAGAGATAAAAAATATAAACGAGACATACAAAAATAGTTGGCACGACATTAAACTAGATTAGAATTGATTACACCTGAGTTGTTCGATTTTTCCGAACGACTCATTTTATTTTAAGGAGATAAGAATGAAAATACAAGATGCATCACGATATTTGAATTGCGACCAATCAACGATAAGGAGACTCATGAAAGAGAGAAAACTTAGAACACTAGCAGATGGCACGGTTAACTCTGAAGATCTGGAATTGATTAGATTGGAATGGCAAGATAGATTGCAAGTAAAACCTGCTCAATTTATAAAACATGCTAAAAATTATTAGATTGGTTTTAACTTTAAATAAAATTTAATTCCAAAAAATATTAGAACTGCAATTATAGTAACTAAAAGGAATCGCTTAAAATACCTATATGGCTTTATTTCTTCTTCTAGTTCTGCTAATTGCTTTTCTAGTTCGGATACTCGACTCTGTAAAGCAGTAGCACTCTTGTAAGCTTCTTTCCCGTATTCCCCACAATCCTGTAATACTCTGACCACTCTCTCTCTGATAGCAGAATCTTTAATAGTAGATATCTCAATCGATTGTAAGTCTTTTATTGCTTCTTTTGTATCTATTGGCTTATTGATCTGGTTATCTGTAGCACATCCAAGTAATAAGATTAATAATACTATTCTAACCATAGTAGTCGGTATCCAGACTTTGATCCACCCGATGCAATCCTACTAGATGCGACCATTGCATTTCCTAATAAAGTATATGGATACTCCACTTTATGCCCTGAGTTCTTTCCAATTATTGCGTATTTCGAATCAGCAAAAGAGTATCTTCCGAAAGGATCATTTACAATCCAAGATTTCCTTTCATTATCATAGCCAATAATTAAAATATAATGACCGTCTTTTGTGATCATTGTAGAACACATCACAGGAGATCCCTTGTCTATGGCATTTATAATGTCTTCATTGGTTCCTGAGTGAGGAAGGAATTTTGCTTTTTTTGGAATATTATTTTTTTTGAGTATCGCATTGAGATAGTCTGGATACTTAGCAAGAAAAGCACCGTTCCGGACGTCCGACTTATTATCGATAAATGGCTTATCCATTGTAAGTATTAATTCAACTATAAATTCATCTGTCTTAGCCTTGTCATACACTGATGAGAGAAGCATAGCTGCCGACGTGTAACCACATTGACCACTTGGTTTTATTCTTCCAAGTAGCTTATTATCTATTTGGTCATTCTGTTGTATGTCAAGAATCTTTTTCAAGTAAAGCCTTTATCATGTGGTTCTTGTTCTTCGACAAAAAAGTTAGTCATAAACTTTCCAATAGTACCAATTGTAATACAGGTAAAGGCTAACCATTTTTCGTCCATGACAATAGAATAACCTGTAAGGAATTGACTTGCCCCTAGAAGAGCGTCACCAATCTTTCTCATCTTCTTTGGTGTTGGTTGATAATATGATTTTACTTTGAATTTAATTTTCATTTAGTATGTTTCAATAATTCCTTTATATCTGCCTTGATCTCTCTGAGTTCTAACTTGATTTCCTGTACTACCTGCCTGTCTTGTTGGGTTTCAGATTCCAGTTTTACAAGTCTTACTTCGTGTGTATAGTATGCCACTGTTAGTGATACGATAAATGAACCGTATGTTATAATGTCTTTAAAGTCGAAACTAAATCTCATGGTTTCACTCTATTTTCAAGAAAATTAGGTTCCATTCTTTTTTTTCTTTCTACTTCATTTTTATTTTCTGTCAAGAACTGATCCAGTAAACCTCTTTGTGCTCCTTGTTGTGCTTGGAATCCTCTTTGAGTAGCTTCTGGTATTGCTGTTGGTGTTCTAAATCCTTTACTTAAACGCATTGCAGATTCTGATATTTTTCCGCCTCTTTGCTCTAATTGTCTAGCTGCTATTCCTCCAAGGAAACCACCTGCAGTTCCTCCAAGACCTGCCCCACCAAAACCGCCAGCAGCCCCTCCCAATCCCAAACCTAAAGATGTCATTGCTGCTACTACTGGATTTGTAAGATTAGATCCTTGATTCCCTCTAGCTTCAATTCCTCTTTTCATATATATATCAGATAAATCTTGACCGAGTGTGCTTAAATCTTGTGATCCTTCTTCTAATATATTTATAGCCTTTTTTGTCGGTAAATCAGTTTTAAGTAGCTCTGGTTTTGAGGATGATCTTTCTATAAATTTATTTATTTTAGAAGAATCAATTCCCTCTTTATTCATAAATTGTTTTGTAAGTCTTATTGATTTAATTGTGTCTGCTTCTACACCTTTCATAATATTTGCATATTCTGGCACTTCATCTTTCAATTGCTTATCAAATGACCGTCTTACATTTTTTAAAGTATCCCCTACTTTAGAATTAGCCAATGGATTGCCATAGCCACCATATTTTTTAACATCTTCCGCAATGTTTTGTAAAAATTCTTTTAAATCTCTTCCTGGTATATCTTTGGAAGGTATCGGTACTCTAATTGTTTCATCTGGAATTCCTATAGATGGCATACCTGGTTTAGTTATTATTTCCTTAAATTCAGGATCGCCTAAATCTTCTATTATTCTTTGTTTATATGATTTTAATTTATTTACTGCCTCTATCGCTGTATCTGTAGCCTTGTCTTTTTCTAATCTTTTTATAGTACTATCAAGAATATTTAAAGCAGGTTTTTTTTGAATTCTGACACCTTCAGGTATCACTGATACTGATTTAGCACTATTTGCTTGTGCTTTTATTTTGAATGGATTTTTTTCTACGAATGATTCTATCTTTTGATATATTTCAGGTATAACATCTGTTTTTATATCTCCTGCAAACTTTTCTTCAATACGCTTTACTTGTTCAGGGTTCTTGTCCAATTGATCTAAAAATGCTCTGGTTTTACCTGTCAATCCTGTAAGACCTGTTTTGATTGCTTCGTCTGCTAATACTTTTGCTTTTTGAGCTCCAATTGCAATACCTTTTCCTAATACTGGCAATCCTCCGCCCAATAGCCCACCGATCCCAACATCCCTTGCTACTTCACCGATGTCTTTACCCTCCGAGTATCCTAATCCTGACAATGCTCCTGTCCCTGCTCCTATGCCTGTGAGCTTGCCTAAACTGGTTACTGGTGCCGCAAGACCTGATCTACCCATTTTAACTAAACTTGCCGATGGTCCTATTGGAGTTGCTACGCCTGCCCCTATTTCTCCTGTGAGATACGATGCAGGATTCTGTTCAGATGCCTGTTTATACATTCCTCTGGCTTCTTGTAATACATCTTCGTATGGTCTGCCTGATCGGATTGATTCTAGTCTGGCTATTGCTTCGTCTCCAAGTCCAAAGGTTGCACCTTGTGACATACCAATCATTGCAGATTGTAGTGCGGATCTTGGTCTTTCGGATAGAGTGGTAGGAGTAGGTTGAGATACTGTTTGATATTTCTTTTTTATTCTATCAAGTTTAGCTAAATCTTCTGAAGTAGGATTATCTGGGAATCCTTCTACTACAATACCATTTTCTAATGTAATATCTGGCATTTATTGTTCCTCACTAAATTTAACTTTATTTGGAGAAGATATATCTTCTGTATATGTTCTAGATTTTAAAACTTCTTTTGGATCAAAATTTATAGATTTTAATCTAGCTTCTAATTCAGCTTTCATATCTTTAATTTTATTTTTAGCAGTTTCTTCTTTATCAAATCTTCCTGGAATAAGTTTTTTAAAATTCTCAGCTTCTTCTGTTCCAATGGCTCCACCTGATTGCATCCTTCCTATTCCTTCAACAAATCTATTAGCTGCATAAGTATAATCATTATCACCAAAATAAGAAGTTTTAGAAACATCTCTTTTTATAGCATCTTCCATATCAAATAATGCTTTATATGCTAAAGCTGAATTATTTAATAATGCTCTTTCATCTTGTGATAATTTTCTTTCCTTTTCTGGCTTCTCCTGTCTTACACCACCACCACGAACACCACCTCCAATTCCAGTTCCACCCTTTGGAGCCATTGCTTGCATCTTCTTATCTCTAATACTTTGCAACACTACAGGGTCATTAAGATCGGTAGCACTATATTCTTCTGGAATAGAAAATCCAAGTGCTTTTTGAAATACCATTCTTCTTCGTTTACTCTCTTCGCTTTTAGGATCAACCAAAGCTTTGGCTTTCCTATCTTGCTCCGCTCTCTGTCTACCTGCCTCGAATGATCTTCCTACCTGTGCAATGTCCCCACCTTGTATGCCTGCTCCTAAACTTGCCACACCTTGAGCAAGGAGAGATCCGAGAAAGTTAGTGCTGTCCTGTTCTGGTTCTTCCATTGATGGCATGTTTATTGGCATTGATGGTCTTGGAGTAGGCATAGAAGGAGGAGTCATTGTAAGCGTTCTTGATTGTGCCATTGGTGGAGTAGATGTAATTGGATTTTTTATATTCCTAGGTTTTTTGAAATTATTTACATCTTCTGGCAATAAAAATACATCTTCTGGATTAAATGAAGGTTGATCCCTGCCTATACTTGGGTATTGCAAAGAATCAAGAAAACTATTACTTTGTGGTCTTTTTTTTGAGTCTTGAAAAAAACTAAAATCTAATGGCATACTATTCTCCTATGCTCCGTTCTTTGACTTCTTTAGTTGCAGGTTTATTCATATAAGCCCCTGCCAATGTTCCACCTGTTTGCAGACCTGCTCCCAACATCTGAGATTGAGTATTGTATCTATTGGTAGCCTGTCTCTCTCTTGACCCTGCTACGTCTTGCAGACCACCTGCCACTCCTGAAGTGTATCTTGATTGCAATCCATATTGGGCAAGTGGTTTATTAATCACATTTTCTGTTAGTGCTTGGTTGATAAGATCAGTATTTGCTTCTCTAAGCCTATTTCTTTGTTGAGTTGTAAGATTCATCACATCTTGTTTATTAGCTAAATTTTCTGCTTCTGCAACAATTTTATTTCGAGTATTAAATTGATTAATCACATCACTGGCTTCTGCTTCTCGTGCTGCTCGTTGGAAGTCTGTCTCTTCTAGCCCTTGCCCCATTCGTGCTACATTAGAAAGAGCTTGCAATCGTGCTTGTTGTGCTTGTGCTGCCTGATCCATACCCATCTGACTCGCTCTCTGTGCTGCCGATTGACCTGCTAAGAGATTGGCTGCAAGTTCTGTCCCTGATCCTGCCAATCCTCTTTGTGCCATGTTCTGAAGAATAGCTTCTCTTTGTCCTCTTTCCTGTGTTGCAATCTGATTTTGTATATCGGTCAAGGCTGCCCTGTCTACTGCCGTCAATCCAGTCTGGGATAAATCTTGGTATTCTCCTAATACATCTAGTTGTGCTTGTCTCGCTTGTTCATTTCTTAGGATGTTTCTGAGTTCAGTTTGTTGTAACTGTTCAGGAGTGAGAGTGCCTGCTAATTCGTAGTCTATCGGTTCTGCGTACTGTTGAAAAGTAATATTTCCAATTTCAGGAGGACGATTTGCTAATTGAGCCAATGCAGACAATTGTTGTAGTCTGTTAGCTCCTGACAAAGCTCCTGCTTGCTGACCTGCTAGGACATTTCCTAGTAGCCCCCCTGCTAGTGTTGATCCTCCAATAATGGCTGCTGTTGTAACTGGCATATTATGACACTCCTTGTGATAATAATGAACTTAGATCTTGACCCGATAAACTTTGTAAAGCTTGCACTCTTGCAAGTCTATTGGGATCGTATGCTTTTAATAATTCTTGTCTTGTTCTGTTTTGATTGTATTCATTTAGTTTTCTTAATGTGTCTTCATTTCTTTTAAAATACTGGTCATACCAATTTTTTTGAGATGCAAGATCAAAATTAAAATTTTGATTTGATGTGTTTCTAGCTTGCACTTCACTTGCTAGTCTATCAATTTGATTTTGAGTTTGAATTTTAGATTGCTCAAGAAATTTTAATCTATCTGGATTAAAACCTCTTGCTCCTGCTGTTTTCCTGAGTTCTTCCTGTTCTTTTATTTGATCATTTAAACTATCAATTGTTGATTGTTCGTTGCTTATAGCTGTATTTAAATTATTTATTGCATTATTATTTGTATTTATTGAATTTTGTAAATTTAATTGATTTTCTTTTGACTTGTTTACTTGGTCGGATATATATTTTGCATCATCAACATTCAAACCTAATTGCTGTGCTACATAGTTTTTATTAAGACCTGTGATAAAATTTTCCTGTTCTCTTACTAATGGATTGATTCCACTTTGTATTCCCTGTTGTGTTCTAAATTGCAATGGTTCTACTTGTTGCCTTAGTGCCTCGACTTCTCCTGAGATACCTGGGATTTGAGTAGATTGGATTTGACCTGCTCTTTCTTGTGCCTGTTGAATTGCTGTCTTACCTGCTGTAGTTGACTCTGTAAGGAATCTATCTAGGACATTCTCTCCCTGTGTTGCAAGTGATGGATTTGCTCTTTGTGATCTTATATAGTCTTGCAATCCTGATCCTGTCACATCTCTTGTAAGACCGCTTGCAATATCTCCTCTCTGTGATTCAAATCCAGATCTTGCCTGAGTGAATGGTTGCAATACATCTGTTGGATTTGCAATTGCTTCTTGTCCAGTTCTGAGTGCTTGAAATCTTTTTAAAGTTTCTTGATTGGCTGCTGCTGCTGTTGGATCTCTTAGAACATTTCCAACAAAAGTATTTACTCCCTGTATACCCTGCAATCCAGTTTGTGCTTGTTTTGCTACGTTTTCAAATCCAGTTTGTGCTTGTTGTAGCCCAGTACCTGCTTGTTGTGTTCTCTGTCTTACTATTTCTGGATTGGCATTGTTTTCGTTTGCTGTGACATATTGTTGTAGATTTGTAAAGCCACTACCTCTCTGAGATACGTTTCTTTTTTGTCCAGTCCCTCCACCCTGAGAGATTGACCCGGACATTCTTCCTAGTGTTGGTGCCTGTGCTACGTTTTGAGTTTCATTCTGTTCTTCTGGTCTTATTATTGCCATATTATATTCCTAAGAATGTTATTTTGTATTTTTTGCTGTTTGCTAGTCCAGATATAAATCTGACTACAATAGTTCCGTTACTATCTTCCCATGAAGGAAAACAATAATTGTATTTTGTTGTTGGATCATCACTCTGTACTACTTGACCAATTAATAGGATGTTCATCCTTCTTTTTAGTTCAGAAGAAAATCTAATTTCTGCAAAATTGCCACTTGTATAAGTACTAGTAGTGACAACATCCAAAGTCTTAATCTGTCCTGCTACGTTTTCAGGGATTGTAAGATTTCTATTGTAAGACTGATAAATTTCTTCCATAAATTGATTCATGACTGAGAGAATTCCATTGATCCAATCAGGAGCATCTTGTCCGAGATCTTCTTTTTGTATCCTTGTGAGTGTTGGGAGAGAAGCCATCTATTTGAACCTCTCGGACATGTTCTCATATTGCACACTAAGACCCTGTATTGCAAAATATGATTGTGCTTTCTTGGATCTTACTTTAAAGAATATCCATGAAGCACGTCTTTTAAGCAATGGAATATATGTCCGTATTGGATAAGCCAATCCAGAACCAAATCCCCAAGGAATTGACCCCCACGCAAAAGACCCCCATTGATCGGATCTCAAAGGAGAAACTTCTGTATACTCTGGATTAGGATCAAAGTTTGAAGAGAATCCAAGTTCAATGGATGAAAAATCTGCTGTTCTAAATAACATTGTTACTTCTCTGAAATGTTTTAAGATACCTGGGTTCTGAATACTGTTCTGACTCCATACAATTATAGATTCTATTGCTTCATAGACAAAGGCTGCACCTGAAGTAAATCCTACGCCTGATTCTACTGTAATATTGTTTCCATTTTTAACAGTTATAACTGAGTATATATTTCCTTTTGCAAGTACCATATTAACTGCTACATCGGTAGCATCTTGTAAAGTAATTACATTGCCTGCAATACTATTGATAGTTACATTGTAAACATTATCTACATAGTCTGAAGAGTTTAATTGTTTTCTCTCTTTATAGATATATCCATCTACTCCACCCATGTACAGTCTGTTATCGAATGTGATACCACATGAACGATTATTAATATATTTAGTCCATGCATTGGTGAAGAAGTTGAAAACATAAGCATGAGTCGGATAAGTATCTGTTTCTATTTTCTTACAATATAATATATATTTCCTATCTACTTCATAACTCACACCAAAAGAGAGAGTTTGGAAATTGGTTAATATTTCTGCTTGTTGGATTTGATCTTCTATCTGTCTGGATATGATTTGTATTCCATTGTCACTAACTGCACACATCCCTTGATCTGTATAGCAATATATAGAATTATTCATTTCGACTGCTGATTCTGTAGCAATAAGGGAAACAGTATTATCAAATAATGAGATACGGAGAGAAGTAGGATCTTCACCTATAATTCTGAAAATTGCATTAGCTTTAAGAACAAAAACAGAATCCCTTAATGGAATAATTCTTATCACTGGATCTGTTGCTACTCCTGCATCAAGATAATTAAGTATTGGAACTGCTTCGGGTTGTTGCGTTTTACTAAAATAAATTCTATTTGGGTTTACATCGTTAGTAGATGAATTGTCTGTTCCACTTGATGGCAATACAGGGTTCCAACATTGAGCCTTGGATGATATGACTGCAAATTGTGGTAAAGAATAGTCATTGGCTATAATTTGTATCTTACCTGGCAAGTCACCAAAGTTAGAAATATAATAAGCACTTACATTAGCTTGTCTAAGATTGATAATCTTAACAAGACTTTTTGCTGTGTCTGCTATTCTACTTGCATCGGTTCCACTGCTTGGTATTGCAAAGTGACCACTCCCTGAGTTTTCTGTCGCCTTAGCTGTGTATGTAATTCCATTGATAGTTATTGTATCGTCATACACTAATTTAGTAGTACTAGGAGAGGATGGAGGAGACCCTACTGCTATTAGTGTAATAAATATATTTTGCTTTCCTTTTGTATTTCCATAGAAAGTCATATTCTTAAAAGTACAAATATCAATAGCACAAGGAGGTTCATCATTAGCCTGTAAAATTCCTTCTTGCGTTGGATTGGTATAGAGTGCTGCTCCTCTAAGAGTTTCAGGAGTAATATCGGTAAACGTGACTGATCCTGCGTTGATTTGTGCTTGTGTTATTATACCTTCATATACTAACTGCAAATCGTCTGACGGTTCTATTGTAGCATCCACATTAGCAGATCTATAAGCCTGATAGAAATATCCTTCTAAAATATTATCTGGAATATATAATGTAATACTAATATCTCTGGATGATCCAGATGAACCTGTAGTATATGTAATTATATTTCTACCACTTGGAGATCCTAACAGTAAATTGTCGTTACTGTCTCTATATCCCCAAACAAACCTATATGCTACTCCCTGATCATGAAATAAAAATCCACTTGATCCTGTAGTAGATAAAACTGCATCCAATGCCCTTGGAACACCTGCCGAGATTGGTTCATCTGTTAAGACTGAAATCTTCTTAATATTTTGAGTAGTGGTGAAATAGAAATTCTTATTTGCTTTTGTTGATTTTATTCTATATCCAGTTTGTGCCGAGTATGTTCCACTGTATGCTGTGAATGTTCCACTACCATTGTCATACGCAATTTTATTATTATAACTAGCTAAAAGTTTATCATCATACTCAAATAGTGCATCAATAACTCCAGTATAAGAAGATGGCATCTGTCCATATTTTGCTTGTCCCCTTCTTGGTTCTGCTACTGATCCTTTGTCTATTTGTATATTGTCTGCTTGGATCAATGCTCCTTCTGGTATCTCTGAAAACTGGTTAGGATTGGTGTAAAGACCTGCTATTTTTAAATTTAAAACTTGCATAGAGTCACCATACTAGATGCCTTTGCAATCTCTTGGATGATACTATTTTTTTAGGTTGTCCATCAACTCTTGGAGATATTAGATTTCTATTGTCTGACTCCATCTGTGCATAAGTCAAAAGTGATGCCTGTAATCCATTGTTGTCTCCCATGTATTCCATGATACGAACAACTACTGCTTGGATTAATAAAGGTATAACGTCTTGAACTATCTGAGCATAAGGAGATTGATCTCTAAGACATACATAGAATCCAGTCTCTATGTCGCTAGTATTTGAAAGATTAATTACACTACCTGCCACTGTCCCTGCTGTGACTGACTTGATTGTTTGGAATGGAGAATCATTGCTTACTATATCAATCTCTGTTCCGGTTGTGATTGTGTTAGGAAGAGAAGCACAAGTGATTGAAGTATTAGTGACAATAGAACTAATTAAACCGACCGATGTTAATGGAACTATGTCCGATGGTCTTCTATAATAATATATTCTAAGATACCCACTGTTGAAAGCCTGTGGGGTAACTTTGATTTTGTTTCCCTCTAAGTAGTATCCTGCCATCTCATTGATTTGAGAGAGTGCAAGCCTTGGAACATGACTTATGTTAAAATTGTTTGTATTGCTACTATCGTATAATGATACTGAATTTAATTTGTTTCCTATGGCATTATATGGAATAGTGAACTCTTTGGTTGAACCATCTTGTAGAATGTCATCGTATTTCAAGAGATAGTCTTCCCTGACTGACATTATGTATGTTACGATTCTATTTTGCAATTCTTCATTGAGCATTTCAATAAAATCTGAATTGCTAAATAGATTCTGAGAAGTTGGAATTAAGGCACGTCTCTTAATCTGTGATATTAGACCTGTTGACGTAAAATCCATTTAATTACATTCTGCCTTTTTTGAGTCTCTCTTTGAGTCTGGCAAGTGAGGAGAGTGGATCAATTTCCTCATCATCCTCTTCTTCCATCTCTTCGCCTTCTTCTTCTTCCATTTCCATTTTAGGTTTTTTGGAGGATTCTAGCTTCATGATCGTAATGCCTTTCTTGACTGGCTTTTCTTCCATGTCATACATCTTTTCTTGTTCCATCTCTTTAGGAATCATACGATCCATCTCTAAATCGTCCATCTGTGATATAATATCCATGATAGCTTTTAATTTAGCTTGCTTCATTATTCCAGGCATTTTAATCTCCTACTTTTTTTTCTTTGCTGTTTTAGATGCTTGTTTAAAGTCTTTGGCACTAGGAGAATTTGGATTCTTAGTTGATCTCATTCTTTCTCCTGAACCTGCCTCTATTCTTTTTCTCTTTGCATGTATGTTGTCATACAAACCTTTCTTTTGTCCCATTTTAATTACTCCATATTGGTGTTGGTTCTACAGGAAAGATAGGGTCTTCTATTGGATCTAAAATAAGATTTCTTAACGTAGAACGATATCTTTCAAACTCTGATTTGTTTTGTAAGTTTACATCTGGTAGTACAGACCAATCACTTTTAGAAATTAATTCTTTTGCTTTTGATTCACATAAATCTTTTTGTATTTTAGATAGTTTTTCTTGGTTAGTAATTATCATGCAGTACCTATTCCATCTGGTTGACCCATATTTTCAAGTTTCCATGTTTCTTGAGGAGTGTTAGGAAATTCACTTTCATTAACAATCCAAAAAGGAATATTTTTTGGAACATCTTTAATTCCTATTTCTACAAATGTTAATCTTACACTACATGGAATCATAACTGCTACTTGATTGTTTGATTGTGTATACACAATTAATTTCATCTGAATATACCTACCATAATCGATTCAAAATCCGTAGGAGCACCTACTGTATTATAAGTCGTTAATTTTGTACTCCCAACTAAATTTGAATTATTACCTTGCATTCCCACATCACTAGAAGATGCTGTTCTTTGTTGCCCAAGCAATACGGCATAATTTATATCAGGCATATCTATATCTATATTAACGGTATATTCTCCTGTACCAGTTCTTGCAACACTACTGATATTCCCGCTTCCTCTCGTTACCATAGAAGATCCCACATAACCAAAATTTACCCATGCTCTACACTTGTATTCAGGAAATAGAGTTGTATTACTTCCTGATAAATCTGGAACAACAGAAGATTGTAAACCAACAGATGATATTCTAGCTCGTGATACTCCTCCTGTTACAAAATCTAAAGTATCTGCTGCACTACGACCTATACCTGTATTTGTATCTCCTGTAAATGATATTACTGGAGTATTGGCTGTTGTGTCATCATCTGCATATATGACACCACTAAAGGTTGCTGTAGTACCGTTTAGACCACCATAGAGAGTTGTTCCTGACCCACCTCCTGCTCCAAATAATGCAACATCTGTTCCGCCATTACTATCAATAGTCAATCCTCCGCTACCTGAAGCCTTTACTATTGATGTTATTACATCACCTGTAAATGTAGCATTTCCTGTCACTCCAAGAGTTCCACTAATCAATGCATTTCCAGTCACATCCAATGCTTCAGATGGAGTAGAATCGTTAATGCCTACTTTGTTATCGGTAGGATTGACATACAAAGTTCCAGAGTCTACATTTAGTATTCCAGTAACTGCAATTGTATCACTATTTGCATTTCCTAAATTTGTATTTCCGTTTAGAGTAGTAGTACCTGCAACAGTCAAAGTTGAGTCAAGAGTTGTTGCTCCTGTGACATCAAGAGTACTTGTAATATCTACAGATGTTCCTGTTGATAATCCAAGCTTTCCCAATGCAGATCCTGTCTGTATTGCAAAGTCTGTAGCCTCATCTCCCCATTCTGAATCGCCTGTTTGAGGATATGATATTGCTACTCCGTTTACATTAACTGTAACCGACATTTACTTTCCTTTCTTTTTGGACATTGGCTTCTTAACTGGCATCTTAGAGCCTGATTTTTTACCGTACATTCTTTTCTCCTTGTAGTATTGCAAGGAGAGGAGTATTATCTCCTCTCAGTTTGGTTGTCTTATGCTACTGTAAAACCAGTAACTTTGGTACATTTAGCAGGAGCCATACATAATAAGGCTTGATCTGCATATGCTCTCACTTCATATCCTGCATTGCTTGGCAATTGGAGGAAAATCTCGGTTGCATCCATACCAGGCGTTTGGAAAGTTACGTCTGTTGATCCTACTCTGATAAATTCCTTTTTAGGAATTATAAATACTTCGCCTGCTTTCAGGATTGGATGTGGTTCAATCTCGATTTTTCCATTTGCACCGTAAAACGCAAGTTTTTGTACTCCATTTTCTGCGATACTGTTTTTGTACGAAGAGTCATATCGTCTCAAACCTGCTTCGGTTGATGCCAATGTATTCCAAGATGAAATTGGAACATAAGCACAAACATCTTCCATAAGACCTTGAGCCACTGCATTTTCAGTAGCTGCTATGATACTGTTAAGAGATAAAGCACCACTTGCAGTATACTCATTTCCTTTGAAGAGAGAGTAAACAGTGTTATCAATACCAAAAAGAGTTCCTGAAGTAGTGATAATTTTATCAATTCCAACAAAATCTTTGTATGCAGATCCAGTATATGTTCCGTTGAAATACACTCTAAAACCAGTATCAAAATTAGCTTTTGTGCCTGCTGCTGTTTCGATAGCTGTGGTACCAGTAGATGTGCTTGTAATACGAATTCTTTTGTATTGTGGATCAATTGCTGCAACAGTCAATACTGAGTTTGCTCCAGAAGAAATAAGAGTAGTATTATCATCGTAAAAAATCTGTAATTCAGCTCCTACTTTACCTGCCCATAATCCTGTTGACCACTGATTTCTATCCACATAAAACCAAAAAGAATCTGTTGCAGATCCAGTCCTAACAAAAGGAGCAATCGTACAAGCTTGTGCAGATGCGTTAGTTCCAGTGTTAACAGTTAATGTAAAAGTTGTTGCTGTTGGCCCTGATAAAACTAGACCCGTGGTTGGTACTACAGAATTCCCTGCATCATCGGTAAAGTATACTTTTTGCCCTGCTACCAAACCATGAGGAGCAGTTGTAGTCACTGTTGCAGTAGTTGTAGCTCTTGTATAAGTAGCCACCCCAAAAGATGCTCCCGCTCCTGTAGTTGATGCACTAGCTACACTTCCTCTTCCTTCTGCAATGTCTGACTGACCGTAGAATGAACTTAGCTCTAATCTATTGCTCATAGACTCAACCATGTTCTCAAATAATGTGCTTGTAGCATCTGCAAAAGCTTCTTTGTTAGAAGTAGCTGCCGCTGCTGCTTTGTAGGAAATCTGAGATTGTAATACTTTTTCAGCTCCACGAACTTGAGCATTTTTTGTTCCCATTGCTAGAGCACCATTTAATGCAAAAGCTGTTCCGTCTCCATCGTTGTAAGTGAAACCTTGTTCAGCTTGCAATACAACAGGCACATTGTAATAATCCCCTAGTTTTTTTCGTCTTTCAAAGGGAACTTCTTTGATAAATTTTGCTGACTCTGGGATTAGATTGACTAAAGAGTCACCGTAGATTTGTTTATAGAAACCGTTAAGCGTGGCTAGTGTGTTTGCACTCATTCGAATACCTCGATAAATTTAATAATGCAATTTTATTAAGACTTTGCTTGTCTCGGTATATCGAATCAGGTTGACCCTTGTTGTATTTATAGCGTGTAAGTTTTCGCTTATAGGAGATCTATGGAGACCAATATTCTTTTTATGACCATTATTAAAAAGTTGTCAAGTCATTTTTAAAAAAATGGGTATTGCTACCCAGAAATTGAGAAATACCAACTATGATTTAATTCTTTCTGCTAATTGTTTTCTCCATTCGTCTTTAGTGATTTTCTTGGATGTCTCCCTAGATGATCTTGGTTGTGCTTGAACAGAATTGCTAGTAGGTTTTTTTAGTCTGGCAAGATCCTCTTGTCTGATTTGTTTAAGAATATCTTCGCCAATATAATTGATCCGATTGGTAGAATCCATAGACTTTAAGATATGAGAATTCAAATTCCTGAAATCCTCTTCCACTAAAGGAATGACTTGTTTCGGATGAATTACTAATCCTCTCTGCTCTGCAATGAGCATATAGTTTGCAATACGCCTTACCACGTCTGCTGACTTAGGAAGAGTACTGTTTTCAAGTGACTCAATAATTTGAGAAGTGATTACCTGTTGAACCTGAACAAGCTCTTGATCTAATTGCTCCTGTTCTCTACGAGTCATCTCTTCTCTGTATTGTCGTTCCAGTTCATCTCGTTCCTGTCTTACTCTCTTGAGTTCTTTCTCACTCTCAGGAAGCATGTCTTCCTCTATTGCTTGTGCGAGATACTGTTCTGCTAGTTCTCTAGGATCATAGCCTGCCCTTTGGAGTAACTCGAAAGGATTTTTCTGGATTAACTCTGCAATCTCTTTTACTAACTTTTCTTGTTTAGATGCCTGCAATGATCTTTGGTCTGCCGTCTTCTGTGCTTTATATGCCGAGACTAAAGACTTAAATTCCTTGTCGGACAAGTCTTCATTGTCTGGCAATCCCCACAAAGCTTTCAATTGCTTCTCATTAATCTGCAATACATGACCATCGACATCGACTTTGGCTTCTCTTAGTTTTGGCATTGCAATTGGTTCTTGTGTTGCAACTTCTTCTGTCGACTCGATTGGTTCTGAACTACTTTCTATTTCACTTGATTCTATTGTCTCTTCCATATTATTCTCCTATCTTGTAATGCTAACTTTAATCGTATTTCCACTTCTTGGCAATATATCTGCACTAGCTCCACTAATTGTATTTTTTATATAAAATGTATCATAAGCATATTGTGCATTTTTTAAAGAGTCTTTGATAGCTTCTTCATATCCATCTCTAGTTTCTGTAACATATTTATTATAATATATTGGCAAAAATATTTTATACAATTCAAATAGTTTATCTTTATCTCTCATATTGGCACCGCAGATTCTCCACTAGCTGTCTGATATTTTTCTCCTGTCATCGGGTTTGTAGGCATATTTGGTAAAGCTCCTGTGGTCTGTTCCAATGGGTTTACGCTTGCTCCCTGTGTCACTTGATCTATTGATGGTTGACCCTGTGGAGGAGTAGGAGGAAGAGATTGGATACCTAGAATAGCAAATAGATTAGGATCTCCAGTCTGTAATTGTTGGATGTGTTCTTGCATATGTTGTAAGACAATAGATACCAATTCGACATTGTTTCTGGCTTCTGGACTATCCAGTAATTGTTTGTGTTCTTGTATGTGCATAGGATGATTGTCAGTCACAAGGACAGGAGGATCTATACCGTCTGACATCTGTTCATTTTCTTGTGCTATTAGCATCAATTGTCTTTGGACTGGATCAAGGATCGAGTCTAATCTTCCATTTTGCAATACAGAGAAATACATGTCACTGTTCTTAATAAATCCATACTGAAGAAGAGTATCTGCAATTTGTATTTTCCCTGCTGTGGTCTTACTCAAAGGATTGCCCATATCTACAATAACCCGTTGAACATTCTCGAGGTCCTCTCCCTTGAATTCCTTCATATATGGAGTATTCATTTTTCCTACAATGGTTGCCACTCTTGGAACTGCTGCATAGGATTTGAGCATATTGATGATAGCAGTTCCCGAGTCTTCTAATAGTTGCACGTATCTCTGTTGTGTTAATTGTAAGAACTGGATTGCCTGTGATGCGACTAAAGCCAATGCAGCTCCACTCTTCAGACTAGCCTCTGGGTTTCCTCTTACCACCGAGTTAATACCTGAGATGCTTTCCATCTCATTGATTAATTCTTTGTAACGATTGAAAATCTCTACAGGTGTTGCAGTCAAATTCATTGGTTCTGGCTTTCCCATCTTTGCGTCATACTGAACTATGTTAAGACCTCCCACTAATTCTTCTACATCAAGGTTAGATCCTTTTGGAACTAGAACATTCTGTACTCCAAAGGCTTCTTGATTAGTTTGAATTGTAGATGCAAGACCGTCTATAGCTCTCTGAATAGGAAGCATATCGAAAGAAACTGTATACCCAAAAGGACTCGCATAGATTGACCCGGGATGAAGAGCATAAACTGGTATCTCAGGATAAGGAAGATCACTATCGAAGATCACGGTTCCACCTTCGATAAATTCTGAGTATCTCCCATTGGGAACAGATTGTGTCTTGTCGTGGTAGAATCTATAGAATGGGATTAGATCCGAGTCTGTAATTTTGTAGAAATCTAGAAAGTCATTCTTAAGATTTTGACTAAACATTTCTGAGTTGATTATATCGTCTGCAAAATCTGGATACTTTTTTGCCAATTCATATTTGTTTACAAACTCTCTTACAATAAGCCAATTTCTATCTTCAAACTTTCTGAGATACGGATGTCTAATGATATCAATTCCAGAGCATGACGTAAATTTAATGTCCCCTTCCCTGACTGGTTCATTGTTCTGTCCTACGCCATATTCTCTTCCAAGTGCTACATCCCAATTAAGAGCTAAGTATCCTTCACCACTCCAAATAGCAAACTCGACTGCATCTGCTACATACCTCTCCAGTCGTTTTTCTCTCATGTAATAATCAAGTAGACCCTGTGCAAGTTTAGTTTGTGCTTGACTTGAGTAATCGTTGTTTACTGCCCTTGCATCGAATGTCGGTCTTTGTGAGACTGTGATAGATAGGATAGCTTGTAAGATGGATCTAAAGTGATTGACATACAAGAAAGAGTATTCTCCTGACTCCCCACCTCTGACCGTATCCCCTAGATGGAATCCTGCTCTGAAGTATTGCCTGTAAGACTTCCTCCAAAGATCCAACATCCCATTAAGTCTTACGTATTGATAGTAGTCATCTACCTTTTTTTGTAGTTCCCCACCAATCTCATCTACTGGTAGATTGGCATAATAAGTTGCCCCACTTTCTAGTTTTGTTTTAGTTAACACTTTATTTAGCCTCGTATTCTTTTATTATTTCTTCTATATTGTTATCAATAAAATTCATCAATTCCTGATATTCTTCTGCTATGTATTCTTTAACTATTAACATACCCAACCATTTCCCATCAATACGTATTTCCCAAGGATCATCAAATCTCCATCTAAGATAGATTTTGTATTCTTTGTCATTAAACATAAATGTTTTATAAATCTGTGATGGACACCATATAAGATCAATGTCCCATCCGTTTTCAATTCTACGTGATTCATGCAATGGGTATTCTTTTCTCATTATCTTCTCCCAAATAATTTCTTATAATTGCTTCTTTCTGCTTGCTCTTGCTGATAATTAATATGATGAGTATATGGTGTTGCTGTTCCTGTGAATGGAACAGGGTTAGAATACTGATCCAGATTTCTAATCATATAGATCAAGGCTGCTAGTGCATCAAAGTGACCATACAAATCCGATATGTCAAACTGTGTTCTCTGTTTGTTCCAAATTGCACTTGTAAGACATCCTATCAATTCTCTGCATATACTAGCCACTCGCAATCTTCCCTGTGATATAAAGACTCTTACTTCATTTACCATTGCCATAAGAGTATCCTTATTGGTTGGTGCAAAGTGAACACCATGCATAAGACTCATATCCTGTAATAGGATCACATTGTTATTGTCTGCAATCCTCTTCGGTTCTACCATAGAATCAAATAAGACCGACTCCTTGTATTGTATAGTTTTAGCAATAAGATCTGTTGTAGTATCCTGTCCTGTAAAGACCGACTCATCTACTATCTGAAGAGCAGACTTCCTAAAGTCATAATAGCCATAGAGAACCGCCGTTTTATGTCGTCCGCCTATATCCATCACTGTATAATTATGATAATACATTCTCCATGCATCCAGTTCTAGTTCTCCTATGTAGCTTTCATTCCACTCTGGGATAACAACAATCTGTTCATCGACAACAAACTGGCAAAGATATTCCCTTTTCCATGTGGTCGAGTTCACTCCACCTGCTTCTTGGCAATATTCTTCTATGGTTTCTTGATCTATGCTAGTATTATCATAGATAGTAAATAGAGAATAGAACCTCCCCAACTGTGCTTCCGTACATAGTCTATTGTAATAATGAGCAGGAGTTCTAGGAGGTGTACTACTTACAATCGTTCTCCCTCCTGTAGTCAATGTCTGTGGCATTAGAATATCTTTGAGAACGTATTCCAGATCATCTATAAACCCTGCCTCATCTATAAGATTCAAATCAGACTCATGACCTCTTAGATTCTCCGAGTT